TGAGCCTTTTTGTTGTATTCTAACCTAAACTAAATTAGGCAACGATACGGCCAGCGACTAAGAGGTTCTCGTTGAGTAATGCTTTAGCATACCAAGTTGAGAAGCCTTGTGCTAAACCACCGTCAGGTGTTCCAAGTAATTGAGTTGGGACAATTGCCATGTAAGGTGCGTAGACACCAGCAGAGGACATCATGTCAGAACCGTTTAAACCAAGGAAGAATTCACCTGATTCAAGAGCTGGGGAGACATAGATTGATAAACCATCTAATTCACCAACTTTGTAAGGTCCATTCATCTTAGCATTCTTAACAGCTGTGAAGCCATTGACGAATCTTAAGACTGGTAAGCAGTCTGCAGAGATGACCATGTAGTTAGGATGGAATTTCTTTGTTCTGTTATAGATAACAGCTTTAGCTTGTTCAATAACTTCTAAGAAGCCATTGTAGTGCTCGAATTTGCTAACGCCGATTGGGAGAGTCTTGGACCATTCAAGAACGACTGGTTTGCCTTCTGCATCTTTGTGAGCAAAAGCGGCTTTGTATAACATGTCGACGATTTCAGTGTCGATTTCATATGCTAATTCACCACAAGCTTGTTCAGCGATTTGTTTATCGAGTGAGAAGCCGTAGTCAGTTTTTGCTTGGAAAGCAGTGATTTGATCGTAACGGACAGCGATACGTCTTGGTTCAGCAACAAGAGCGATTCTTTCCATTTTTGGACCAATGGTTGGAATGTCTTGAGCAGGAACGCGTTCCATTTGGAATTCTTCACTGAAGTAAGCAACTTTAGCACCAGCTTCAACGCCAGCTTTTAATTTTTCAGCAGTGACATATTCGATAGAACCATCAGCTTTGATGACTTTAGCATCTTTGTGTTCGCCTTCTTTACCGAAACGGTTTGTAGCCATTGGGGTAAGAGCAACTTTACCATCGGAACCAGCAGTTTCAACGATAACTTGGGAAGTGAAAGCAGTTCTTGCTTCGCTGTGTTCACCAAGACCGAAGACACTATTGAATTCGAATCCTTTGTGGATGTCGCCTTTGTCAGTTTTAGAAACATAACGTAAGTAAGCAACAGAGCCGCTGTAAGAAGTCATTGGGTGAACGATGACTAAATCATTAGCGATTAATGATGGAACAGCGATGTTTGTGAGGTTTAAGCAGAATTTTTTCCAATCACCTAAGTCAGAACGTTCTGTAGCTTGGGTGTTCATGGATTCTGTCATCCATCTGTTTGTGTTGTCTAATAAGACAGCAGTTGTTAATTGTGTATTAGCAGAAATTTGTTTGCCATCGAAGTTTTTGGCAACGTAGGCTTCTGCGACCTTTAATTGACGACTATAAGTCTCAAGTAAATTTTGTCTCATTATTTTCTCCTATAAAATATGATAGTAAGTTATCAGCTTATTTTAATCCGGCTAAGATAAGTAAGTCATCATCAATTTCGTAGCCATTGTCTGGATCAATAACTTTCTTTTCAGTTTTACTGACTGACTCATTGACTCTTACTCTTGGATTACCACCAACCAAACCGAATTGTGGGCGACCTTCATCAAGAAGATCATTGCAAACATTGTCGATATCGTCTAGCGAATAGCTTTCGGCAAGTTTGCTAGTAATATCTGATGGTCTAACACCAAGCATTTTTGCTTTATTGGCAAGGTAGCGTTCAATAACAGCATCATATTTAGCTTTGTATGACTTTGCAAGATTTGCTCTGTCAGCAGCTTTCTTTCTACTTTCTGTAAGCGCTTCGTTTAAGGATTTCTCTGTTTCTTCAGCTTCGGCTTGAACCTTAACTAATTTTTCAGATAACTCTTGAACTTTTGCTTTATCAGCATTAATACTTTCTGTTAAACTGTTGTGGTTTTCAACTTTTTCCTTTAAATCTTTGATTTCAGTATCTTTAAGATTTAATTGCTCTGTAAGAGATTGATTCTCTTTTTCAAGCTTTGTTGATTTTGAGGCAAGTTCGCTAACTCTCATGAAACCGCTCTTGTATTTCTCAAGCTCTTCTTTCAAACCTTGTACTTCGGTATCACTGACTGTCTTTTGATTTTTAAGATCGCGGACTTCATTTTCGAGTAAGTCTTTTTGACGAACTGCTTCTTTCAAACTTTCAATTACTTCATCTTCTCCGGCATCGCCAGCTTCTTCTGCAGGAACTTCTTGTTCTTCTGTAGCAGGTTCTTCATCAGAACTAACTTCTTCATCATTTATAGTATTCTCTTCTTCAGG